ATGTTGCGTGTTCCAAAATTATGATTGGTGCTAGTTCCAGCGGAATCCGTGACCATATCAGTTTGGGTAGTGCTTTTATATATAATGGGAGTGCTGAACGGGAATGGAAATGTCATTACTGCATGGCGTCCACGGTTAATTTGCAGAATGTTCCAATTTTCGTGATGAAGAAAAGAAAATCATCACCTGATGTTGTCGTTAATGGGTATCCATCGACCTTAGAAAATCCTGAAAATGTAATGGTTCCAGCCGATGCATTGTTCGTAACCTGCACAATCATTGTGTAGTCACCGGCTACTGTCGGCTTTGCCAATGTGAAGTTGCCACCATTGACAATGGTTCTCATATTTCCAGTTGTCGGATCGGGGGTATAGGTTCCTGATGATTTGGTTCCATCGGCTACAGCCGTTGCGGTAAAGCCGCCTGACAGGCTGTCACCTGACCGCAGCACCATTTCATTGACGGTAGCTGGTGTTAGAGCCTTGGTGTTGTCAGTACGAGCCTTTGCTTCGGCTCTCGTGGCGATGCTGATGGTGCCAGAAACTGAATTGGATGATACAGGCGGGGTAGTGTCCAATACGATATTAAATGCATCAGTCTGTGAATTATAGCGAACTTCATAAATCACATTGGCAACCAAATCATTGGCAACCAAATCCAATGAACCATTCTTTAGAATGCGTTTGGCACCAAGGCCATTTACGTTAAGTGTTGTCTGCCCTGTGCCTGATGATGCAATGGAAGCCTTGAAGGCAATTGGCATACCATCAGCATATGCGGTGATTGCAGGGACTACAGACACTGCATAGGCATTAGCCGTGCCTGTGGTGATGCCAAAATTAAATGAACCGTCCTGTACCTGTGATGTTAGCGGCAACTGGCTTCTAGCTGTTGATGCACCATGGCCTGTCAACTTGTACCCGCCCATCGGCAGATTTGCAGTTGGTTGATTGTCACCATTCTTTTGCCATGCACCATTAATCGCATTGGCAATGTCTTGGTCATGGGTATCTTGGTCCTTTGATAAAATACCAAGACCTAGGTTTTCAGCTTCTTGCCAAACTTCTGATCCTGTTCGATTGCCGTCTGTTCTAATAAATGTCTTGTTGGGGGCTGTTCCCATAAGGGGCATAGTGAAAATACCTTATTATAGTTCTTGTATCTATATTTAGGCGTTTTCGACTTTTGGATAAAAACAGCAATGAAAAATGGGCACCAAATGAAGGGTGGATTCATCTAGTGCCCTAGTTGCCGATGATGTACCGAAAAAAACATCATCGGATTATTAATTGATTGTCTGTCCGTACTTCATCAGTTCCATATGCATTTCGTTATAGATTTCAGTACGAATTTCACAAAGCTTTTGGAGAATTTTCTTTTCGGAAATCTTGCCTTCACGATAACTCAACAAGTCATCTTCCGCTGCTAAAATAGACCTTTCGTCTAGTATCATGCGGAACCTTCTTTCCTTAGATGCGAGTTTGTATTCTGCGATGTGATCCAGAATATCGTTATTGATTTGTTTTCTCTGATCAATTAAATCAATGCCAAACTTTGCACATCGTGCTCTATAGATATCTGTTTCAATAGATTCAATAACATCATTGATGCAGTCTTCGGTAACACGGTAAAGAAGTTGTGTCGCCCATTCATCAGTCAGCATTTCGGCAAGAGGGGTAGCCCATGGCTTGTTATCGTTCATTTCAAATATCCTTTTCTCAAATGTTTGCCCTATCGGCATCTCCTTTAAATGTCTCTGACCAATCAGTGACAAACATCATTTGATGCATACTAGATCATCTGTCAAGCAAAATGTGCATTCTACATTTTAATTTTGTAGAATGCGAAAAGACTTGACTTAATCCGAACTAATCTCCATCTTGGGATTATTGGAAGCAAGCCATTTTGAAAGAAGGAACATTAATGGACAAGTTTGCTAAGGCGGTTAAAGAGGCTCTTGATAAACCAGTTGCGGTCAAGAAGTTTCTTAATGAGAGATTGCAACATCACACTTCATCGGAAGGGCTTACGGTTGCCGTACATAAGCTGTTCCATTTTGATGGAGAACCGATTGACGAAATTAAAATTTCTCAATTGATGAAGGATGAATTCGGCATTGACCATGAAGATGCTATGGCGCTCATTCATAAGCATATGATTGAAAATGTATCTTCTGCTTTTAGATATTTTGATATGGCTTGGCCAAGTCTTTATGCATCGGGGATTTGGGACAAGATTGCAGCCATTCATGAGGAATGAACAAAGATAGACCAATGCAAGAATAATACTCCGATGATGTTTTTTTCGGTACATCATCGGCAACTGGCACTGGATGGGACCGTCACATCCAGTGTCTTTTTTGTTATAAATATATAGAGAATAGAAACAAGAGTGAGATTTTTATTATGAAAGGATTAGGAATGCATAGAATTGGAATTAGACGGATTCGATATAAGAAAATTACGGACTGCGTATAACGTTCAGCGGAATGATGCGAAAAAGAGAGGAATCGAATTTCTTCTTACGTTTAGCGAATGGCTAGATATTTGGGTTTCTAGTGGTCATTTGCATGAAAGAGGAAGGAAGAAGGGTCAATATTGCATGGCAAGAAAAGGCCCTGACATAGGCCCTTACGCTGTTGGAAATGTTCGAATAGAGCGTGGCGAAAAGAATAAGGCCGATGCCCTGTATGGGAATAGCCACACACTTGGTCACAAACTGACAGCAGAACACAAAGCCAAAGTTGGCAAAAAGGGTTCTGAAAATCATGAGTCGAAACTCTGTGACGAGTCAGTGAGAGAAATCAGAATAGCCCTGTCCAAAGGCGTCAATGGTCGAAAACTTGGTGAACAATACGGGGTTGATCGTCAAACCATTTGGAAGATCAAAACCGGCAAGTCATGGACTCATGTTCAATGAAGGCATACGATAGGCATAGGGAGCATCAGCCATGACCTTAGCAACAGCAGCAACCTATATATTGGGTGCGTTCTTAATCACCTTGGTATGCCAGCGGATTCAGGATTGGCTTTTGGAACGTCATAACCGCCGATAACGGCTATTCGTTATCGTCCAGCCGCAACGGCAACGTTCTGGCGTTGTTGGTCAACAGGGCATCCAGCAGCTTTTGGCGGCTGTTACGGGTATCCGGCCTTGGTAGCAGCATTTGGTTTGCCAGATATTTTTGCCCAAGCTTCGAACCCTTGATAGCGCTTCCGGCATAGGGAGCGGCGCTTAGCAGCAGCCATGATGGATCACCGGTAGCAATCGAACTACTGCCGCCGATAGCCACACCAGATAAAGCCCTTGCCAGCTTGTCCATATTCGAACGAGCAGTGGTTCCACTATTGGGCAGATCACGCAAGGCAGCTTCGCCAGCCTGCGCCAGTTCCGCAAACGGTCCATCACCAGTGAGGTAGCTTCGCTTGCCGTAAACCTGTCTTGTCGCATTGCGTAGGGCTGATGGTGAAATGATGCCTTGGGCCGCATTAGAGCCGGGAGCATCGATGGCCTTTTCGAGTACAAGGTATCGTCTGTACTGGTCACGAGCATCACGCCAAGCCCCTAGGTCGTCCGGGTTTATAGAACCAATTTTTCTTTCCATTGATTCATCAAGGGTATCGATAATTTCATTGATAGCCTGTTTCGTTTCGAAGGGTTTCCCAACCGAACTTTTTGATAGGTCGCTTCTTAGGGCTTTGTATTGGTTGCCCGTTAGTTCGCCATTTTTGTTCTTGAGGATATCGCTAATACGATTCTTCACCAATGGGACTTGGCTAGATGGATTCACATCGTCCTGATATCTTTTCAGAACATCTTTCAGAGAATTTTTGACGGTATTGTCAATCGGCATGGAATATGAACCAGCCATTTTTGCAAACTTGGAAGAAACATCGTCCAAAGCCTGTGACATAACGGAAGGAGTCGCTCTTGGCGCATCAACTCCGATTTTATTCAATGCGGCTCTGGTGAATCCCTCTTGGCTGGCTTGAAGCATTCCATTTTCGGATTCAAAAGCCTTCAAACGTTGGTTGCCCGTCGCCTGTCCAGCAGTGACCGGTACGTTCTCACGTCTAAGAACGTCTACCGATTTCTGTAATTCAGCGTTGGCTACTGGATTAGGAGTGATTGCACGTCTAGCAGCGCTTGGTACAGCACCGCCCACGAGCGCACCGACAAGCCTCGCCGTTCCTTCCATTGGGGTATCTTCGAACGCCCGACCGCCAGCTTCACTGGCTGCACCGGGAAGCACGGCACGAGTAAGCGCCCGCTCTGCCAGTTCCTTTGCAACCTTTTTTCCGGCCCCTAGAGGACCAACAGCGATTGATGGCAAGAAAGTACCGATTGTCTCTGCATACTGGCCAGCCGTGGTTTCAGGCTGTCTTAGCGGTCCTGTATAGCTTTCCAATTTCTTTTGCAGGAAATCGGATGTTGGAAACCCCGGTAGATAAGGTTGTTCACGCTGATTGCCGGTTAGCCAGTCATAGCCGTGGACGAGCAAATTTTCTGCATCGCCAAGCGATCCTGCTAGACCGATACCGCCCTTGACCAAACCAATGCCGCCGCTCTTGGCGATATCCATTGCTGTTGACTCTTCCTGTGCGGGCTGTTCCTGAACAGGTTTATAAAACTGTGAATTTTTGAACGCATTGATAGCAGCCTCTTGGTTAGGAGCATCGATTTCGTAGGTTTTTCCATCTGGGTTTTGTAATTCGAAAATTGGCATATTTTTTATTTTTCTCTAATCTTTATGCCGCCGTCCAACGTAGACCAATCTTTCCCGGTAGCCTGTGCATCTGGTTTTTCTTCAACGCTAGGGGTTTTCGCCTCTCTATCAGATTCAATTTTTTTAGCGGCTGGTGCGGCTGTACCAAATCCGATTCTTACACCAGCTAGAAAGTTTTCTCGTGCAGCCTGCTTAGTTGCGATAACTTCGGGTGAATCGCCGGGTTGCGGAATGTAGATTCGTTTAGTTTTTTCCACTTCCTCTTTCGTATAAGAAGCACCGGTTGTCATTCGAAGAACCATTTCGGCAAAATCCGTACCGGCTTGGTTGGCAACCTGATATTCTGGTGATGTTAGATAATTACCTATCAGCGGCACGCTGCCAGCGTTCGTCTCACCAAACGAAAGAAGTTTGCCCTGATGCTGGTTCAACAAATCGTTGGCTGCTAGACCACGATTGTAACTCAAAATTGCCTTTTGCTGGCTTTCGTTCAACTTCATACCATCAACACCATCGCCGCCGATGTTGATATTCTGACTACCAGATTTTTTCCATTCATCAGGAGTCCCTTTGTATCCCTGACTTACGGCAAATTCGTATTCACGCTCAAAGTTGGTCTTATCTTCTGGAATAACTCTTTTCCATGACCCATCAGGCATTTTCATATGCCCATTCACAATTTGTGGTTCTTTTGTAATCTGTTCAACAGCCGATTTAAATGTGTCAGCATCGCCAGCGTAACTAGCTGCATTTTCAGGGCTTACACCAAGCTTCACAAGATAGTTTGTTCTGGCTTGTAGTAGCTGTTCCCTTTGGGCTTGTTCACTAGCCTTCTCGCCCTTTATCAAATCCATTTTTTCACGATCTTGCTTGACCGCATTATAATTTTGAATGGCTGATAACAATGCAGCACCAAAACCACCATTAGGAGCATCAGCCCTTACAGCCCCGGCACTGGAAAAGCCGCCAGCCTGTGCCGTTCCCCCAACATTAGGTGCTGCTAATACTTCTGCCAATCGCTGTCTTGGACTATCTGTGCGGCTATCAAAAAAATATGATGGATAATTCGTTGCCAATTTATTCTTCCTTGGAGTCTATATCTGTATTTATATTATCCACGCTGGCATCATTATTCCTAGCAATTGCGTTCATGAAATTGCGGTCATCAAAGACAGCGCCAAAAATATATGTGCCAATCAATGACACTCCACCAGCTATCAGAGCAATAGAAACTTGCTGAAACAGAACTGTATCCGAATTAGAAAAAATTATGTATGACAGCCAAACGAAAATTACGATTAAACATAGGTCAAGCCGTAATCTTCTTCTTTTCCATTCCGATTTTGGAATATTTCTCATTTACCAAATAGTGCTTTAGCCAGACTCTGTAATGTGATGCTTGGTGGAGTTGCATTCTTTTTTGCTTCCATCGCTTTTTGATAGTTATCGAACATGGACTGGATGCCTTGACTGATACCGTCGCTTTTCTGTGCAACAATATCTGGAACACCCATCATCTGTGCGGCTGGTGCTTGCATCACATTTGGTGCCTGCAATGCCATTGCCAATTTTCTTAATTTGTCTTCGTCCATTCTAACTTCCAAAAAGTGAATTTAATAAATTTGTGAAACTAAAGCCGGTAGTTGGTGCAGGCACTAGCGAACCTGTTCTAATACGATTCTTGTTTGTAAAATCTCGTAGCTGGTCTTGCTGTTGCAATCTGTGCATATTTTTAGCCAAAAGTTCATCAGCATAATACGGCGGCGCTATTTCTTGAATTGGATATTTTGAATCTGACCCAATGCCACCACCAGCCAATGCAGCAGCTAGTTTTGATTGCGGACTCTCTGTTTGTGGTGTTTCTGGTGTTTCGTTCAGTGGGTATCTGGAATCAGAACCAATACCCAAACTGGTCACTGGTTTTGGTCTTGCATCTGGAACATCGACTGAATCAGGCAATAGAGCATAGGCCAGCTTTTCAGCCGGATTGGATGGATTTGGTTGTCTAATTGGTGCTGGTGTTGGTGCAGGCTGAACAGGTGCTGGTGCATCCGGTTTGAATAAATTTTCAATTGGAGAAAAAATATTTTTTATTCCAGTGGAAATTCCATCGCCAATGTCAGAAACCACACCAGCAAAATTTGTAATCGGATTTTTGGTCTTATCCGCAATCGTCCATTGTGGTCTTAGGATTCCATCGTCCTGTTCTCTTGGAGAATGTTTTCTGTTGATTGGCCTCAATTGGGAAATCGCATATTCCGTGTTTGGTCCAAATTTTCCATCAACGGTCAATGAATTGCCGTCCAATCCACGAGCGCCAAGGTTGTTTAAAGCTGCCTGAACAGCGGCAATTTCCTTATCGGATGAAGCGGCTGATAATGTAGCTGCTTTATTCAGGGCTGCATCCCTAGCAGTCATGGTTCTGGGACCGTCGATGCCATCAATCTTTAATGGGGAACCCCATAGGTCTTTGATGCCTGCATCGTTAAAGGCAAGCTGCATGGCCGATGGATCGAGGCTAGGGTTAGCCGTAGGAGTGCCTAACACTGTGCCTCTAGCTGGTGGAACGGCTGAATAGTCGCCGCCTAGGAACTGATTGGTTGTCTGTAGTCGTGCCTGTTCTTCGGCATCACCACCGCCATAGCGTTCGAACCGGCGCATACCAGCATTGGCACTGGCGGCATCCGTTGCATTGCGTAGAGCGTCACCAGCCGCCTTTTCAGTGGTGTTCAGTTCGTGATGAAAGAATCCTACCTGTGCTTCAACAGATGATGGATCGAGTCCTTGGGCCTTGGCCCATGCCCGCATGGCGTCCTGTCGGTCGCCGTTCCACTGAAATAGACCGAATGACCGTTCGCCCTTGTTGTTCGTAGCATTCGGATCGAAGCCGGATTCCCGGCTCATATTGGCTAGGATTGCTGCCTTGGCGTGTTCTGACCATCCTTGCTGGTCTAGCAGCGAATTGACTTGATCGAATACGCTCTGTTGGGTTCCATTCAATCCAGTAGGCGTGATTGAACTGCCTGATGGATTATCGAGTAAGCCAACGGATTCACCGGCTGATTGGGCGACATTTTTGGTTATGCCCCACGCCTTGGCCCATTGGTCACTTAGACCATTTTCCCAACTGCCTGCTTTCATTCCGAGTGTGGAACCGGCCAAATCAAAGTGCATCAAATCCATTGCACCATATTTGCCGCCCTTGCCGATGGAGCCGGAAAAATATCCGCCCCAACGCAAATCTTTGGCTAAATCGGGGTATAGCTGTTGCTGGATGGAGCGCACATGATTTGCAAATTTTTGATAGATTCCAAAATTTTTTGAATTCTGGTAATCGGGAATTTCCCTACCGTCTTTGCCAACCAAGGTGATATCGACGGCATTTCCTTTACCGTGCTGGCGTTTGTCGCCAACTCTTTTGCCTGATTTTATATTGACTTTTGAAATAGATGGATCGTCATATGATGCAATTGCCAACTGCATCAAATCCGCAAGTCTTGGATCGACTCCACTAAACGATTTTCCGGGATTATAACCTAACTCTGCCAAATTTCTGAAAACTCCAAAATTTTATTTTTTTTCAGATTTTGGTTTCAGGTTTTCAGTTCTCTTATCGAGCGCTTTGACCGCTGCCATTGTATTGCCAAGCATGGAAACAACATCAATTGTTTCTCCATCGCCACCAAACTGTTTGGCCCAATCTTCGGCCATTGGTCCAGTGCGTTCTTGGGGAACATTGAATAGAGCCTGTGCAAGAGACTTATATTTGTAGTCAGATATTGGAAGTTTCTCCATTCTCTTAAGAACGGATTCGCCCTCCACCGGATGGAAATCCTCTTTATATTTTTTCGAAGATTTGGCTGCTAACGTAGCACCAGCACCCAATATTCCCGCCATGCCTTGGTTTTGCGCATTGTAGGCATTGACCTGTGCATTGTAGGAATTCCAATAGTTTCCTGATACATCGGTATTAGCGATGGCTGATGGTATCTGATTCGCAAAGCCGGGTTGCTGAACACCCGGAGTCGCCCCCTGAAACAGATTCATTTCATCGAAGGGCAGGCGGCGTTCCTGCAATTTGTTGGCTAGAAGGCGCTGAAACTCGTTACCGGCTGCTAGATCGGCATCCTGTGCCATACCTGTCACAGTCTCATTCTTGGCCCTTTCAAAGCGATTCATTTCATTGTTGTAGATTTCACTGCCGATTGGAATCCCACGCTCTGAAAGTGTCGCCTGTAGCTTTTTCTGTGCATCATCAAATTCAGGCTGTCTAAGACCCAACTGCCTATCGAACATAGTTTTAGAAATGGCTGATGTGTCTGGAATTTCGTCCAGTGAGAAACTTTCAGTCGGAAATTTGGCAAGCTGGTCTAGCTGGTGATTGGCCATCCCATTAGAGACAGCCAATTGCCTAGTTATAAAATCTTGTACCTCTGGACTGAAAGTTAGTGTCTGACCTGTAGGCACAAGATCGGTTTTGCCTACATTTCTTGGGTCATTCGGATCGAACAGGAATGTAGAGGAACCAAATGGCGAAAACAAATTGTATGCATTTAATCTTGCATTTTCACGGCCCGTAGCGATGTTAGATTTTGTCTGTTCGGCAGACACTTTTACTGGATCGGGAGCGTCTGGTGCGCCTTTGCTCATTTAGAACCTCGTTATATTATTATCGTATATTTATTTATGTTTTTTGTTCGGCTTACGTGGTCTAGCAGGCTGTAACAGCTTATCTTTTGGCCATCCGTTTTTCATTCGACTTAACAGAGTAGATGGTATCAGCCCATTATCATTGGCAACATCAGCGTAATGTTTGCGCTTGCCATCAATGTACATATAGATTGATGTTCGTCTGTTTCTCTGACTCTCCAACCATGTCACCCAAGCACAATTTTCTGGTGAATAGCCTTGGTCATTGTTAAGCCGGTCTAAGACATATCCTTCTGGTCTTGGTCCCATATCAGCCAGAAAAATATCTCTGCCATTTTCGCCAGACCAGCGGTCACAAACTGTGATTCCACGGCCACCATAATCGGCATAATGTTTGTGATTTGGATTAAGGCATCGTGCCATCATATTGTAATAGACTTGACGCAATGTAAGCCAATCTTTGTTATCAGCGTAATATTGCTTGATGTAATCGGCTCTTGAAAGTTTTGAATACTTCATTTTTAAATCTCCTTTTTATATGAAGTTATATATATATTTATAAAATTGGAGATTTTACCGTTTCTCGTCTAAAACCTTTAGCCATTTACATTCTCTGCGAAGCATTCCGTAAATTAGAATGTCTTCTCCCGGCCCGCATCTGTCACGTAATCTGCCTTCTTGAACGAAGCCAAACTTTTCAATTAAGTTTATAGATTTTTTATTTTCTGGATGAACGGCAGCGACAATGCGAACGCAATCGATGTGGACAAATGCGATTGTCAGAAACAGCTTCACCCCTTTTGGAGTAAGCCATAGTTCATTATCTTTTCCGGACGTTGTAATTTCACACTCATAACCATGAGGCAATATTCTAACATCATGAAAGATAACGCCGCCGATTAGCTGGCCATCTTTGACGGCACCTAGCGTTCTGTAGAAATCTTCGTTTATACCGCAAGGGTATTGAATTTGGCCTTGAACCCAATCTTTTATCTGTTTTCTTGGCTCGATGATGTACTCAATCAATTATGTGACTCGTGCAATTATCGCCCGTAGTTCACAAGATTGCCATTGTACATTATCTGCGGATGAATAAAGTCTGATAACTGGCGAAACAGATACACCCATTTTGTGTAAGCCGTGCCAGCGCTTGACCACATTAAGTTTAGATGACCAGAGCGAACCCCATGGCGAACCCCATGGCGTGATACCTGTGCCGATGGTCATCCCATAAATTACAGTATCAATTGGAGATTCATCAAAATCAGTATCGACCTGAAATTGACCTTCTACCAACCCATCGGCTTTGACATTTGGTCTGATTGAAGTGAATGCCTTGGAATTGCCGCCTGCATTGCCGTCCAATGCCGGGTTGAAGAAACCTTGGCGAGCAGTGGCAATGATGCGTTGGCCGTTGTCTGTGCCACCTTTATGGATGCAGACATTCGAACCCTGAATTTCAGGAAAATATAAATCCGTTCCGGTTGATGCAAATTGTGCGACCGGCATCCCTGTATATGTTGTCCAAGCTGGAACACGAGTGTTGAATATATATTGCTTGGTTTGGCTGTTGCCTGTGATGACATTAAAATAGACGATGCCAGCGTGATAGGTGGCGCTCCAACCGTCATTGAATCCATATCTCTGGTAATCGGATTTCCATGATGGAGCGATTTTGCCCCATGGTCCTAGCTTGGTTTCATCGTAGGCAAATCCCTGTGCAATCAGGGACATGGGCAATGGGCCATTCTGGGTGCAAACTACCAGTTCGCCGCCGACTTTGACGGTACAGCCGAAGGAGGAAGTGATTGGCGGAACCGAATTGAATCTGGCCACAAGCTGGAAGCCTGTGGCATCACCTAGTCCTAAGCCGGGGTTGCCGGAATAGACCAGAATTTCGCCAGTGGACATGACAAACACTGTTGTGTCGGAAGGGCCTTCACCGCCTGTGGCCATTGACCACGAGTTGATATCGACGCATTGCCCGCCAGTGGCCGTCTGTGACAAAGGGAATACATGTAGCTGGCCACCAACGGCAGATGGATTGCCGTAGTAAACATCAGCCGAATTTTTGGCGGTAAACCAAAGCCTGTCTCTGACAAGCTGGACCGTGGACAGCTTTGAAATCGAGATAGAGTCACTGGTGAATGTTGTGGCTGCAAACGTTGTTCCGTCATAAATCCAAGGGGTATCTGTGCCATTCACTCCAATGATTTTTCCGCCCATATTTTCCGTATTCCAGCGGTCGTTGGTGATCGTGGTTGTGGAAATCTGGATAGGGCTGGTGCCGGTAACATCGTATACAGCGTTATTGCCGCCAGCTAAGACGCTGCGGCCTTGGGAAGCGTGATGTACGAAAGTTGATCGAAAGGTGATGCCAGCAGCACAATGCACCTGATATCCCGGCCTGATATTACAGGAACCGTTATCAGGCAGAAAGTTTTCTAAAACTCGTGCTTCATCCGGTCTAAGAATGTTATATGAATCTCTAGTGTTCAGCCCTTGGAATGGGGCTGGCACTAAGACAATTTGTGCAACACCTTGGGATTCTGGGAAAATGTTTCTATTTGCCATTAAATTCCAAAATTACCTTCTGGAATGTTGGCATACAAAGTATGACGTTTACGGCTTAAATCGATAATAGGCTTTGGTTTGTCAGAGCCTTGAATAGAGTCTATTGCCGCAATATAGTCTGCTTTCAGTTCGGAATATGGTAGTCCTTTGTTTGCGGCAAATCTGAATTTAATGCCTCTTGCGACCATATCGCCATCAAATCGGCAGATATCAGAATCCAATGAAAAATCTTTTTTCGGATTGCCGTCGATATCTTCAACAAATGAATTGGAATAGTAGTTGAATGAAATTGTCTGTGCCGATGCAGGAACTGGAATAAATTTTAATTTATTTTCTTCAATCAGAAATCTTTTCTGGATGGAGTTGATAAGACCGGATTGGATTGCCTTCCATTCACGATCACCTGTGACGATGATTGGTTCTGCCGTTGAATCAATCCAAAATGTGAGTGATATAGGGGAACGATAATCCGATGGAAGGTCATAGGCAGCTTGCCCCGGAACTGTCGTTATCGAGTATGTGCGCTTAAGCGCCTGCCAAGTGTAATCCCTGTTAAGTTCTTTGCATGTTTGTGATGCAAATGCCCTTAGCAGGACGGCATCTGGACTCTGATTACCAACGATGGATTGCAATTCATAACTAAGAAATTCACGTGCAACCACTTGGCATATTTCCAAGAGGTTATCCGCCATTTATATCTTTATTCCTCTTTTTCTTTAGTCACCTTAGTCGGCTTTGCCTTTTCCGCATCAGCTAATTTCTTTGCAACTTCGGCATCAATTCTGGCTTGAATTTCTGCTTCCTGTTTAGCTTGTTCAATTTCTCTGTTTTTCAATTCGGATTCATAGGCATCAAAGACTCTTGAAAATCTGCTTCTGATAGCTGCAAATTCATGTGGTTCCCACTTGCTGGCAACAGCCCAAGTGTACGAAACATCACGATTGATGCTCTCTCCACCTTCTATCTTGTGTTCAATAGCTGGAATCCATTTATCGCCTTTTTCGAATTCGACCATGCGACCGTTTACAATTTCATTGGTAGGCACACTAGGGTCATTTGAGCGATACCAATCTGTTGCTATTCTAATCTTCAAACTTTTTTCCTTTCAAAAACTTTATATGAAAATGGGGCATCTGTGGTTCGCACAGACACCCCATTAAATCTATTTATACGTTTCCGATGTTCAGAAATTAAGCCTGTACACCAGTGTTAATTTCGTACACCCAACCATAACCGTTGGCAGGAAGGGAAACGGTAGTCTGAAAATTGCCGCTGGTGTTAGCCGTGGCGACAAATGAACTGGAAACCTTGACAACTGTATTAGCGGCAATAAGGGCGCTGGCCTGAACATAGACATAGCGTCTCATGTCGTTAGCTAGAGCCTGTTCACCTATGGCTGTTTCAGGTTCGGAACTGGTGCGGGAAAGCGAGAAACCCGCTTTCCCATCTGTGATAAATGCCATGCTGTTATCCTTAGCCTACGATGACAGCCTGATTTCTACGGCCAGAAACGGTCATGTTTCCGCCCCAGAAAATCGGAATGACATACGCATCCTGATTGACAGAATCCTTCGATTTGCCAGTGATAAAGTTTCTCTTTTCATGTGGTCTAAAGTGGATGAACTTGGTATTAAGAACATACATTCTAGTCGCCGCACAATTAGTGTCATAAGTGACCACAGCCTTTTTATAGCGGTATCCGTTAAATGAAGCCTGTGCAGTATCCGCATCAACGAACATCTTCTGTTCACGCATAGCCTTTTCAAAGAAGCCAAAGTATGTAGCGCCAGCTACAATCAAATCTGGAACAGATGAACCGAAAGATACATTCATATATGCATCGTCAAGCGCATCGATAATGGTATCTTTTGATGCAGTAGCTGAATGGTCACTGAAATCATAGACGTAGTTTTTCCAGAACGTAGCCGCCGAAGCGTCGATACCACCGACCGTGCCGACACCGGTATCTGAAACAAGGTGCTGGAGTCCACCAATGGCCTTACCCGATGCTTCCGTGTTGGAATAGTACAGAGCGGCACCGATAGCGTTAGACAGGGAGTTTTCAGCGTTTGCAATCTTCGCCTTGAAAAAATCATGCATCTTGGATTTACCAGCATGAATCATTTCATCAAGACCGGTAAACGTTACGTGTGCCGACGCTTGCTTGATGGCAAAGTTAGCAGTTGTAAGAGATTCTTCCTGATCGATGTTTAGAAGTTCAGCGCCTTTGTACCATGCAGTCGTAATTGAGCCTGCATATGAAAGGTTTTGCAAAATTTCGGCACCACCGTCGAACGTATCGACGTTGCCATTTTTCTTTACGTATGAAAGAAGTGCATTGTTTTGAGAAATGTTGTCTGCGAAATTCTTAGAGTAGTTAGCAATTACAGCAGATAACGCTTCTGAATAGTTATTGTTTGGAGAAGCCAATTTAATTACCTATGTTGTTATTATTGTTAGAGTCCATATTCCCCAAGTGTTTCTGAAATAATATCATCTAAAGACATATTAGCTTTTACGGCTGGAACGTGTGAACCAACTTGTGGCTTGATTGTTCTAGCTGCTTTGCCTCTTTCTGCCTCTAAAGCGGCTTTCTGTCTCTGAACTTCCATTTCAACAAACTTGTTATGATTTTTGGCAATTGCCAAATCATAAGCCATTCTGAATTTTTGTTCAGGGTCAGCCATGGATTTAATCGCTGGCGTACCAGTGATTATGTCGGCCATGGTATCCGCTAAATCTTCATCAAAATGTGGAAAGACAGGATTGCCTTCCTCATCTTTGAGATTAGCCGCATTGTTCACATATGTCTGAAAGTGGTCAAACTGCGCTTGCTGTTGTGCCTGTTGCCAAGCATTTTGCATTTGCTGGTTAAACTGTTTCACACCATTCAATTCATCTTGGAGTTTTTTCACCATCGGATCGACAAATGTATCATCTGTTTTTTCCGCTGATGTTGTGGTTCCAAATAGCTGTTCTGGCGTCAGCTTGGCTTGCTGCATTACCATCTTGATATGTGCAACCGGATCGTTAATCAGGTTGGTGTAGCCTTGAATGATTTGATTGACAAAATCAGGCTTGGAAATTCCCGATTGCCCCAACATCGATTCAAAGTTTTTCAAGTTGGCATCTACAGCTTCCCAACTCTTACGTTGTTCAGCATATTTTTCACCCTGTTTGCTTAGTCCACGTTCAGCATCTTTTGCCTGATGTAACCATGCCTTCTTGGCTTCTGGTGACAACGTTTCAAAGATTGCCTTATGTTCGCTAGGCCAGTGTTCAGGAGGATTCAGAATATCCGCCTTGTCGGCAGACTCATCATCTTCTGTTTTTGCTTTTGCTACTTCCTCTGGAATATCCGCATTTGCAGACTCCAAATTCGTTTTATTGGCATTTTCTACAGTTGCCGAACTGTCGTTCTCATTAGCTTCAAAATCGTCCAGCGCTGAATTGATGATTGAATCTAAAGAATTGTTATCGTCATCCTGACCAGCATTGCCCTTTTCAGAGCCGCTTTCAGTCGAAATGTCTTTTGTCATGAATCTATTTATCTTTCCTTTTTATAGTTGACGTATATATTTAT